GTAGAACTTACAAGAATAAGTGAAGCACCATACTATATCAAGGTTAAGAGACGTCCATTCGGTGCATTTGGTGGTGTTCTAGAAAATCATGCTGATACTACACCAATATACAAAGTTAATGTACAGTTTGATGCTACATGGACAGAGCAAGCACTTGACAATGATACCAGTGCAACTGATAGTGTATACTTATCTGAGTTTGGTGGTAATCTAACTAGCAACGATTATGTTATCGTTGACAGGAATGATTCACCAAGAGTTCCAGAATACATTAAGGTTATTACATCTCTTGCAGAACAGCAACAGAAGTTTAGAGTATCTAATTGTGCTGATCCAGATGAAGATGTATTTGTAGTTAACTCTGTAACTGGTGAGGTACAGATTGGTAATCCAAACATACCTGGTTCAGTCTTAACACTTAACTCATCACTCAATGTAGATGGTGGTTGTGGAACTCTAGGTGAAACTATATTCACAGGTGATGCTGTTGCTCAAACAAATGTCATCTCTAACATAACAGTTACAAGTGCTGGTAAAACAATTGCTGACATTCAGAAGGGTGATGCTATATCTGTAGTTACAGATTCATCACCATTCAAGATGATACAAGATACTGCTGTTGACTTCGTGTTTGGCGGTGCTATTTACTTAACAGATAAGATTATTGGTGCATCAGCATCAACTGGAATTACATTCAAAGCAAGTAGGAATGAAAGACTTACTACAAACGATGGAAGTGGTAATGTTACATTCGATGTTGATACATGCTCAGGCACAACAAAAATCGGAACACATGCTGGTAGATTTGATGTTAACTTAGCATGGTCTAGCAGTGGTAGTATTCTTACAAATGCTGATCTACCAACAGCATTGAATGCATCAGATATAATCACATATGCTTACTACACAGATCCACAGTCAATACAGGCGAATGGTCCTAGTACAACTGTTATATCAACTGCTGCTGGTAACAGTGCATCTGTTTTACAGATTGCAGTTCAATCTCTTGGAGAAGGAACTGGTAAGTTTGCGATAGGAGACTTAATTGCTGTAGGACCTTTAGCATCATTTACAAGTACGACTGGTCAGATTGAAATGATGTTAATTACTGACGTTGTAGATGGAACGAACACAATCGTTGCAACTAGAGCTCAGGAAGGAACAGTCGATATGAGTCATCAGGCTGCTGACGTTGTTAGAAGAGTTATCAAGCATGAGAGACAATCTCTTGTAACTGATGCTCAAATCAGACAAAGATTAGTTGCTGGTGTAAGTAATGATTATCTCTCTGTAATATTAGAGAGAGGATATATCTCACAGCAGAAACTAGATTACAAACAGTGGTTGAGATTTAGAAATACATCTACTAACGTTGAGATCTATGGTATAGTTCAAGGTAGACTATATGGTAAGACTCATATGTCTGTGATGGATGAGCAACAAGGTGATGGTGCTAAGTCATACAGAGAAGGTAGTCTTGAGGTAACTGATAACTTGACATTATCAGGTGGTAACTTCGTAATTTACGATAGTGTTAAACAGACAAAACTATTCCACTTTGTTAATGATGACGGACATGCTGATCACCAAGGTCTATTATATTGGGATGCTGGTGTACTTGCTAGAGGAGACTTCTTCTTATATCCATCAACTTGCCCAGAAAACGTTCTCCTAACATTAAGTTGCACACCATCATTCTCAGTTGATAACTTAGGTAATGTAACTGCTCAGAATTCACTTACTATTACAGGTACTGCATCAGCATCACCAACACAGACAGATGTATTCTCAGTACAGAATCTTGGAGTCAGTGGTGGTAGTGAATATACTATCAAACAAGATCGTTCCATTGATGCATTCGGATTAACAAACTTCACTACATCAACTGGTGCAAGACATTCAAGATACTTATCCGCAGCATCACCAGAAGCAGATCTAACATTGATTGCAAATATAATATACATGGTCAATGTTCAAAATACACAAACATTAATCCTTACACTACCATCTGCACCACAAACAGGTGACGTTATAAGAATGATTGATGTAGGTGGTAACTTGAAGTATGATACAACATTAGTTCTTAGAACTCCTGAGACTAGTGGCACACCAATACAAGGTGACTCAACAGGAACACTATTTGGAGATAGATTAACTCCATATCCATCTGGTGAACTTGTGGTTCAGACTCCTAACGCAGCATTTGCTTTAGTATATCTTGGATCAACTGATAGCAATAATCAAATCGGCATCCCAACCAGCGTACAAGGTTGGTGGTTAATGGAGGTATAATAAATGCCAAGTTACAATCGGATAAAAGCGTCAAAAGCCAGTCCAGTTGGTACAATCATGCCATGGACTGGTAGTACAAGTGATTCAGCATTATCTGCTGACGCTATACCAAAGGGTTGGATAGTATGTAATGGTGCTCAAATTAAGGCAAAGGATTATCCTTTATTAGCACAGATATTAGGTAATGAATATGGTCCTATCACAGAACCAGGTCAACCATTCGTTGGTATATCAAGTTCATATCCATCTTATGACGATGATGATGTATTCAATTTACCAACATTAAATCAACAAGCACTCATAGATTTAGAGGGTAACCAATTAAGTCCACAGGAATTAGCGGTTATCGGAACTTATATTTCAGAAAATGGATTTGAAGGTAATCAACCATTATCAAATGTATTATCATATATTGATGTACAATTTTCAGCACAAGTTGATGCTGAACTATCAGGAAAAATAAAAGGTCTTAGTATTGAACCTCCATCATATTTTGATACTATTAGAACTATACGTAGAAAACTAGGTACTGAACATACTGCTACACATACACATCCAAGACCAGCAGGAGATTTTTATCCATCAGCAGAACTGGGTGGTGGATATATTGGACTATTTGATGCAGGGTATTTTGAGGTTGCAAGTTCACAGTATACAACAGGATCAGATAAGGGTGCCAGCGATGCTGAACCACTAGCAGATAGTTTTGCACCTGGCACAGTTACATGGACTGCACATGATACTGCTGTTCAATCATTTCCAACAATGGGAGTTCACCGTCATTTTGGTGCAGAATCTAATGTGATTCCATCAGTACCAACAGTTCCTAGAACAGTAAATCCGTATGGATTAACGATTGGTTATACAGATGATAATACATGTATTACAAATGTACAACAACCAGGACTTACTTCTCCATTTCCACCACCTGGCACATATCTAGGACGAAGAAACTATTATGTATCTGATCAAATTCCTATAGCAAGAAGAGGTAATGGTGTAACTCCTCCAACTACTGATGAGGGAGATTATTTTGGTGTACCTCCAGAGGCAGTGGGAAGAGATTTTCCATATCCTACCACATTAAATCATGATGGTGATGCTTTTACTGCTAACTCATTAGGATCTCATAATCATTTTACTATTGATCTAACAATGACTGAGGGACAAATGAATTTACCTAGTACTATACTCATAAATAATATGACTACTGGAAATTTAGAACCAATAGATGTAGACAGAGGATTAAGCGTACAGATTAATCCTAACACACCATCCTTAGTCGTACTGTATATCATCAGAGCATACTAATGGCAGTATTATATTCAAAAGAAAAAGGAAAATTAGGAACTCTTACTGGTTCTATTATAAACTGGTCGAATCAATTAGCATCATCAGACCCAGAAGATCCTACTTTATTACAAACTCTTCCTGCTGGTTATTTGAGATGTGATGGTGCAGTTTATCAGGCAGAAGTATTTCCAGAACTTGCTACAATATTAGGAACAGGGATAAACTGTAGATATAAAAAACCAGATACGACTTTACTTGACAATCAATTTCAAGTGCCAGATCTTGGATCAAAATCTACCAAGACATCATTCTCATCAAACTTAGGAACTTATCTTGATACATATTTGAATAATGACGCAGGACAAGAGATAACTAAGTCTGGTGTAGGATTAGATGTAAACAGTAATATTGGTACAACATTTGAGGTACAATATCAGGGTAATTTCTTTTTGCCATCACAGACGATTGAAATTACAGGACAACCTGGTTTTTCTAGATCTAGTGGTAACTACACAGAAGAAACAGAAGTATTACATACAATGTTCCAACCACATGCTCACTTCCATGATGGTAGGAGATCAAGGACTGCATCGTCAGTTAATGAATTTGGTTTATTTGGTAGAAACTCATATACATCTAAATCTACCTTGTGTATCATACCATGGACAAATAATACAAGACAAGAATTATGTAAGGCATCAGCATCTACAATAGTTGCACAAAGACAAGCTAATAGTCCACAAACAAACGGACAAAACACACATACAGTTACTTGCTTCGGACTTTTTAGTAGTCCTCCTCCTGAGGTTCACACATGGTTTGGTGCATGTTTTTCGGGGTGTAACTTTAATCAACAATCTAAATGTTTAATACCTGGTAATATTCCTGAGCAAGATCTCGATGGTAATCTAACTGGAAACATATTACAATACGAATGCTCTGATTTGGGTTCACAACAACAAACAGCATTCCCCATCTACATAGATGGTGGTGCTACATCATCACAATGTGGTAACATCGTTTATAATGGTGAGATGACTGGTACTACTGCTAATAAATGTGGATTTGGTGGTGCAGAGTATACACAATTTGATAGTGCAATTAGTGGTACTAACGCATACGCATCATTACCACCAAACTATACACCAGACTTAGTATCACAAGCGACTCAAGTGCCATTTGATGGAACAGCAAATACTGTTACATTTGGTGCTCTCAACAATGTTGTTAGTGATATTGAAGAATTTGGTAATGAATGTTTACACAAACATTTGCTTCCTTTCAATCAAGACCCACATACATTTAACGTGGTAACAAAACCAACATATATTCCTGGTGGTGAGATAGTATCAACACTTAATATTGATGTTAATGAAGAAAATAAGGCAGATGCTTACATACAACCATTTTTAGTTCAAGAATTTTTAATTAAATATTAACATGGCATCATACAGGAATTCATTCTCAAATTATTATTCCGATAAGACTGGTAACCACGCTCCTGTCGGAACAATTCTTCCTGTCTTTGCTGATGTAAATCTTGCTGCAAACGACCCAGATTATACATATCCACAACATTTATACTGTGATGGTAAAGAACTATTAATTCGTGACTATCCAGAATTATACAGTATCATTGAAAATAGATATGGTGGTGGTCAAAGTGTAGCAAAAACACAGAATAACCAACCAGGTGGATTGAGAAGATCATATATTATAAACAATAAATTATTCTTCCAGTTTTATTATGATGCCACTAACGATAAGGCAAATGTAAAACGACCATATCCATATGGTTCGGTGTTTAGATTTTCAACAGCAACTAATGCATATGGTGCATTTCCAAGTGCTGGTATATTTAATCAGAATACATTTTATGGATTAGAACTGCCAACTGAAGATGTCACTGCACAGGCACAGACAAATGAATTTGCATATGAATTAACACTACCAGATAGTGTTGACTTATCAACTGTTACATCATCAGACTATACAAAAAACTTTACAGGTAGTGATACACATCCTCTTATTATAATACAAAAGTCATTCTCTTTACTAGACTATCCATATAATGTTGGTACATTTAATCTACCAGACTACAGACAAAGAAAGATACTTGGATTTGGTAACGTAAATGGAACAGGAACATCAACACCAGAGAATGCAGTCAATAATTTTGTTGGACAGACTGGTGGACAGTGGTATATTGCTAAGAATTCATTGATTGATAGTGGTGAGTTCTTTGTTATTGGTGATGTTAAAACCACAGGATATGCTAGTATAACTGCTGACGTTGCTGCATATATTACAGGAACTGTCAAGTATCAGGTAGGACCTATGGATGATTATGTTTTTCCATTCCCTCCTACACATGGTCACAGGATGTTATCTGTAGAGGTGGATGAGACAAAACTAGCAGAACAAGGAGCCACAGAAGCGGATAAGTTTGCAGTAAATTATATTAATAGTAGAGCAAACGTTAATATATTTGAACCAAATGGAACTGCTGGTGGTGCACTAGGTCACTCACATGGTTTAATAGGTACACCTTTACAGAACTCACAGACAGCAACTTATGGTAATACTAATGGTATCGGTGAAACAGCAGGAGATAGTGGTGATGCACAATATCAGTACATGGTATCAGAATCAGCAAGTATAAATGTCACTTCAATGACATATGATGCCAATACTGGTTATATTACTATCAATACAGACGGTTCGCATAACTTATCAGTAGGTGATATTGTAACTGTTAATGGTGCACAACCATTAGACTATAGTGGTAACTTTACAATAGTAGCAGACACATTCGGAATTGCAAATTTTAATGTGTTACCAAGAGATGGTGAGATACCAGCATCATCACCCGCTACAGGAACTATAACAGTTAAACTAGCAAATGGTTATTTTATTGACTCAGAAATAGTACAACCACCAAAAGCATATGTAATTGATACTAATACATTAGTTGGTGGAAAACAAGTAGTATATGATATACCTGGCACCTCTATTACTATCAAAGAAGAAACACTCAGTGCACCAGGTGCAACTATTGCAACAACACCAAATCCTAGTTTAGGAGAAGTTACTGGAACTTTTATTACAATGAGGTCACCAGGCGGTGGTGGTGCAGATAGTGACACAGATGGAGCAAACGCAGGATATGCTGAGGTAGGTGTAACAGTCAATGGTAATTTTTATGTTGTTAGAGTTAATGGTGGACAGGGTGGAACCGCAGGAAATTCTGGTGGTGCAGGAGGAGCAGGAGGTAGTATTGACGTACCACAGGCATTACTAGATATTGATGGAGTTACAGTCACATCCACTGCTGGAACTGATGGAGCTGATGGTGGTTATCCTGGTAATGGTAATAATGACGCATTAGGTGGACAAGGATTTAGTGGAGGTGGAAATGGAACTGCACAGATAAAAAATCAAACAAATACTGATCCAACACAGTTATTCACATCAAATGGATCATGGACTATACCAACAGTATCTAATACTGAGATTTCTAGAAGCATAACTATTGAACTATCAGGTGGTGGTGGAGGTGCTGGTAATGCTAATGCTAACTCTGGATGTACATCAAATTGGCCAGGTTGGCCGACATCAACAACAGGTAAATCTGGTGCATGTGGTGGATACGGTGGTAAAGGATCTTTATTGGTTGGTACTGGTGGTTGGACAGCAGGAACTCTTGATTGGCAATTAGGACAGGGTGGTAATGTTGGTTTCAATAGAAGATCAGGAACATCTGGTGCGGGAACGCCAGGTAATGACCCTGCTACAGGACAACCATGGGGACCTCCATGGTCAGGTGGTGTTGGTACAGGATATGAACCAGATGGTAACGCTGCAGCTGTACAAGGTGCATCGGGAGCACTTTCTGGTATTGGTGCACAAGGAGCATGGGGTAATGGTGCAACTGCAGCATCTGGTGGTGGTGTCTCAGGTTTATATTATAATGGAGTTCTTATCGCTGGTGCTGGCGGTGGTGGCGGTGGTGGAGGATCAGGTGGTGGTAACAATGGTGCTGGAACTGTTGATGGTTGCTATCCTGGTGGTGACGCTTCAGGACCTGCACAGGCACTTATCGCTACATCTGGAGTTTTAGACGTTGCTAATGGTGGAAATGGTTCATCAGGTGGATGCTCAGCTGGTGGTGGTGGAGGTGGTGGATCCGCCTGTGGTATCATCAACGCAACACCTGGTGGTGTTGGTGGACAAGCGGGTGTTGGACATAATGGTAATGGTGGTGGTACTGGTGGTCAGAGAGGTATATCAGCATACAGAACAACATATTGGCAAGGTGGTGTATCTGAATCAGCAAATGGTGCAGATCCAACACAACCAGGATATGTAAGAATAACATTTTCAAATGTCACCACATACTATGATCCTGTAGGTGGTGGTGCGGGACAAGGTGGATCAGCAACTCTAATTTTACAAGGAGTAAATGCTGACGTTACAATGAATTTACAGGATATTGGTCAAGGTGGTGGTAATGCGGGTGATGGTAATGGAGGAGAAATAACAGTACAATACTACGGACAAGAAGAAGGAACACAGGTACCTGGTGATATTACTAGTCCAGCAGGAAAATACTATGAGTGTGATAGTACTGGAGATCCACAAGGAACACCATTTGATGCAAATGTATGGATATCATCAACAGATGATGGTATTAAACAAAGACAATTTGGTGTAGGAACAGGAAATAATACTGGTTTTGCTGGTGGTACTGCTATACCATTTAATACTAATTTAAAAATAAATCAGTACATAGCATTTACTGGTAATGCATCAGATGCAGGGGGTAAGAGACAGTTAGAGGTAGGAACATTTAATCTAACAAATGCCAATGCAGTTAGATTTACTATAATCAGAGGTAGTGATCAAAATGGTGGAGAGAATCCAGATCAAGCAATAAATATATTCTATAAAAAAGGGACATCTAACAATGTCACATTATTCAGTCAAATATTATTAGCATCAAACTCTAATCCACAGTGGCAGACAGTTGATCTTCCTATTGCTGAAGGAGATCAAATGAGAGCTAATGATATTACTTTGATCCTAGAACAGGATCGAGGACCGATATATCAATCAGCAACAGAAACAGATGATAACTATGGTTTAGGTGCAATTACATTTTTCTTTGATCCAGTATTAACTAACACATTCGTATCTACTGGTGGTGCAACAATGCTAGGAAACGTAGATGTGGGTGGACAAGAGATTAACTCTGATGATGGTATTGATCAAGTTAGAAGAGAAGTATCAGCAGTTGGTGCAGCATTGACAGTTACTGATGGTGTATTTACAATGTCATCATCTACACCTATAACTACAACTGCAACTTCAACTGCAGAGAATAACATTCCTCTCATCACTAAATACCATAGGGTAAAGTATTTAATTAAGGCATTATAAATGGCAACTTTAGCATCACCATCAGAAACATCACTATACTTGAATGCCTTTGATAAGACCATTCAACATGAAGGTGTGATGAAGACTATAGACAATGATTATTGGACTAGTGAAATAGTTCCAATACTATATCCTATGTGGGATTCTGATAAAGATAAATTAGAATTATTTGTACAGTATAAAGATGGTACTGTAAAGATGAATAAAACTAAGTACCAACGTAATCAGAAAGATGGCACATATAAATGGGTATCATATCAATTTGACTTATCACCATTTCCAACAGAAGTAAATGATTTATATACTAGAGTAATTGACAAGTGGACAGAATATAGAAGAGGACAAGAGAATGATTTAGAACGTGCACTAGCATCAACATTTGCTCAGTCTACGATACTTAATTGGACTAAGGTTTCAATGATAAGAAATTTCTTATTAATGGACAGTGATTGGACACAACTCGGTGACGCTCCTATATCTACAGAGGAAAAAGCAAAGTGGGTAACATATAGACAGAAACTAAGAGATATACCACAAGACCAAAAAGTAATTGCTGCTAACTCAGTAGTATTTCCAATGACACCAACAAAGCATGCTAAATTAGGTGATGGAAAAACATATCTTGATGATGTATCACATTTCTATACCATACCACAGTCAGTATACAGTAAGTTCTCAACCAGAATTGTAACTTATCTTGCACTCGCAATAGGTACAGCATCAATAGATGAAATGCCTGTTAACTATATAACAGGACCTAATATGCAATCTGGACTAACAACTATTGAACCAACTACAGGTTCTGATGATCTTGATAATATACTCAAGATGATTGATGCTGGTGATTTCGGAGAATAATTATGCCACTAATATCATTAAATCCTAAGTCAACAGAAATGTTAATTGCTGACTATGCAAAGTTAAGCAATAAGTTTTTATTGGTAATTGATAACAGTAAATACCATACACTAGCAGCAGATAAGAAAGCAACTGTACTCGCATACTATGATGGTATTATACCAGAGGCAGAGATTGACAGAATATTTGAACTAGAACACACATATTATTATTTTAACCAAGAGTTACCAGCAACAGATGCTGCATATGATTGGTTCCCACAACCACAGAACTTACCAGACGCAGACCATTATATAAAAGCATACGTTATAAGACCAAACGGTACAATACCATACATAAACGCAGATCCTACACCACCTGGTTGACAAAGACCAGAACTGTGATATAATAATCGTAGTTATCAATAATCAATGCAAGTACCAGATACTTGGATGCTCCAACACATGCAACTACAGGCGATACTCAGAGACAATGCAATTTCTGAGGATCAAATGAAGTATCTTGGCGAAAAAGAATATACTACAGAGTTTTGTGCTCATCCAGAATATCATGGACAGAAGATGCCATGGTATTTAATTGGTGGTGAGCATGAAGTTCCAG